ACGTAATACTCAATGCAGCATTCAAACCCAGGCAAAAGATGCACAGGTTTCCAAATTTTATCATCTATAAATTCCATACCACAACATTATTGGGTACACTAAGTATATACTAGCAGAATAATTTACCATCTATATATGTGGCTAAGTCGAAGTCACTTATAAAACCTTTTAGCTTACGGAGTTAATCCACATGTGGATTGATAATGATTTTCCGAAGCTTCTTGGTGCAGAGCTTTATCGTCCCCACCCGGCCTACATCATTGAGATGGCTGTGGAGCCCGTGGTGGTACATGACTTCAGTAAGCAACCTGGTCAAACTGTTCAGTTAGACCGCTATCGCTTCTGGGGCAAGCCCGGCACTAAGGAGTCCCGTGAGCGGACCGCTGACCAGACCCTCGGTACAGCTTCCGCACGCAACATCGTCAAGGACAAGGTGCTGGTGACTCTCCGTGAGTACACCGGTCCCGCCGATACCCGCGATTCCTCTCAGCCTTCCACCTTCAAGGTGGCTCGCGAAACCCTGATCACCGCTCAGCGTCTGCTGCTTGATACCGGCAATCTGAACGTTTTCCACCAGTCCATTGGTTCACTGACCCTGCTCGACGACTATCGTCGCTGGCGTGACCGCGTCTTCGCAAACGAACTGCTGAAGGCTGAAGCTGCTGGCGCTGCTGGCAAGGAGCAAGGTGGTTACTACCTGCCCGGTGGTAAGGCCAAAGGTGGCTCGGGTGGCACCCTTGGTGTGACTTATGCAGAAGGCGAGTCCGCCAAGTTCGATATCACTACCGACCTGCTTGAAGTCGTTAAGGACATGCGCAAGCGCAACGTCCCGACTTTTGCTGACGGTTACTACCGTTGCATCGTGGACCCGACTGCAATGATGCATCTGCGTCAGAACAGCGACTTCCGCGAGATCGCACGTTATCCGGGTGCAGGGATGATTAATCCCATGCAACCCAATGCAGCCCCCAACGCCAACTTCTATCAAGGCATGGGTCCTGCTTACGGACAAGCCGGCTTTGTTGCTGGTCAACCCGTTATGCCGACTGGCTTCCTGTTTGAAGGTGTCCGTTGGTTCGAGTCCACCAACCTCCCGGAAACCAATTACAACCTGGTGATTACCGATGAGGCTGCTGGTGCTGCTGATTACGGCGCTTCTCAGCTGATCTTCTTTGGTCCTCAAGCTGTTGGCGTAGGTATTGGCGGTAACAACGCTCAAATTCTCCTGAACAACAATGATGACTTCTCCCGATTCATCATCATGATCTGGAGTCTGTTTGCCGGATTTGAAACCCTGAACCAGGATTTCATCACGGTTGGTTACTCTTTCGTCTACTGATTAGGAGGAACTAACTAATGTCTACAATTTTTCCCGGTAACTACGTTGCACACCTGAACGCTTATCGCGATCAAGGTGTTGTAGCTCTCCCTGGTGTTGAGTTTTATCGCCTTGTTGGCGCTGTGATGCTCAACCCTGATTACAGCAGCAACACCACTGCAAGTGGCGTTCTGTCTGCAGGTAACTACACTCCTCAGGTGCTGTCTCCTGACAAGCGTCAAGATGACAAGCCCCGGAAGGATAAGCCTCTGAAGATCCCTGCCAATGCTGTCGTTTATCGCACTGCAATCTCCGCTCCTAACGTGAAGGGCGCAAGTGCTGACACCATTGAAATCGGTACTCTCGGTTCTGATGCTCCTACTTCAGGCACCCTGACTGCCGGCGCTGATGGTTTCTTCCCCGCTGACGGTGTTTCCTCTGCCCTCAACAGTGTTGTTGATGGTACTGCTGTGAACACCAGCTCAGAAACAACTGTTTCTGTCACCACAAGTGCTGACCTGGAAGCATGCCAAAACCCCTCTGCGGGTGCAGGCCGTCTTGGCCCTTCTGCCATTCTGGTTGAAGTCTGCTACTACGTTCCAGCCGCTGCTCCTACTCTGGATGAAGTTGCTGTTCCTTACGCCACTGAAGCTGGCCAAGGCTACTGATAACAGTTAACCTGAGATAGGTCCCCAGAAGGCTCTCATTTAGGGGGCCTTTTTTTATACCCTATAATAATCAAAGGTAGTTATATCAAATAATGAGCAATCTATTTCAAGACCAGAAGACTGGCAAGCTCGTTGAATTTATCAACAAACACGATAAAGAGTTTGCAATGGTCAAGGATGCTGGCGGCAATATCACTTATGTGAGTTTAGATCAACTAGTCCCGTATGATCGTGAGAAAGGTCGGCTAGCAAAAGTAGAAGCACCTCAGATTACCCCTGAGCCTGAAGAAGAGCTGCCGGTGACTGTGGTTCCTATTGAAGACACACGACTTAATTTAAATACTGCACCTGCTGAACAAATTGCAAAACGTCTGCCAGGCGTTGGCTATGCAACAGCTAAAAAGATTGTTGAACTACGTATGTCATTAAGTGGTGAACGCTTTTCTAACCTAAAGCAACTAGAAAATATTCCACGTGTCAATTGGGAACAACTGATTGAAGAGGATCTAATCTTCATTAGTTAAAATAGAATTACTACTGATGCAACGATAATGAATCCAGAAATTGAACAGCTTTTATTAGCCAAAGCAATTCAGGATGCAGAGAATGCTCCTAAGTTGGAAGAGATGGTTGCATTGGGCGCTGGTGGTGGTGCTGGCTTAGGTACTCTGATGGGAACCGTTCCTCACAGTGCTGGAAAAGCTATTGGCAAACTTCGCGGAACAAACCGGCCTCTAAAACCTGGTTTGCGAATGGCAGGTGGTTTGGTTGGATTACTTGTTGGCGGTGGATTAGGTGCGGCATATCAACAAGAAGCAGTTAATGACCCTTCAGGTGCTGGAGCATTGCTGGCAAAAATTCAAGCACAGGGCGGATTAACTCCTGAGGACGAATATGCACTTGAAAATATTCTGCGTCAAACCTATTCTGCTCAAGGGTTAGCATAATGCAGTTAGACGACTTTAATAAATCAAAAGTCAGATTCCATTTAGGAATTAATGCTGGATCACAAATCCCTGCTGGTGATAGAGCTCGTGTTGAAGAAGCATTGAACTTGATTCCAGACGAGTTCTTCTACAATCAGATCATTAACCACATTAGACGTTGTGATAAAGCATGGGACAACAGCGAATACTTCCCTGATAGCACTGGTTCTCCTAACTTCAGCCGGTTAGAACAGATTGCAGGTGATGTTCAGAGAACGATTGCGACTTCAGACCCTTTGAAGGGTGATGAGTATTTCAGAGAAATCTATCTGAGAGAGGTTGATCGTATGGCGGAAACGCTATACGTTCCAAACTATCGACGACCAGAGATAAGGCAGAACGCTTTTGCACGATCTGGTGCTGAATTCATTATGGCTATTCCAGGGCCAGCAGATACTTCAGTCGGGACAAGAATGATTATCCGATCTTTCTGGAGATAATTGTAGAATATATCTAGGAAATAATTAACGCTGTTATGGCAACTCAAAAGATTGAGATGGGTCGGAATGGCCGAGATACTGATTACGAATCTAAGAAACGTGCTGCCGTAGCTCAAGCTGATTCGCAGAATAGTTTCATGTGGGGAATGCAAACCGTTTATCAGAACGGTACTGGAGCTGCCAGTAAGGCATCTCGCGATCCCAAATATGCAAACGTGAATCTCGTCACAGGAGATCACATTGATGGAGCTAACGGAATCTTCAAGCCTCGTGCAGATGAGGTGGGTAATCAGCTTCTGTCAGATCCTGTAAACACATCTGGCTTCCTTGACGGTCAAACGTCAATGACAATCAACCCACAAGTTGATCCAGAGATTGCTGGTGCTCAAATGCAAGAGCGAGTAGCAATGATGGCCCAAGGCATTCAATATCCTGGCCTGAACAATCGTCAAAATGTTATGAGGGCTTGAGATGTCTAAAGAAAAAATGGCTCGCCGCAAGGCAGCAGGTGATGACCCTAACGCTGTAAACAAATCAAATTTATCCTTTAACGGAGCACCACCAGCTCAACCCCTTCGTGATACACCACAAGGAAAAGGCAACCTGATGAATAACCCTAAGGTTGGGCAATCAATGGGAGGCGGTGCTCCTCAGCCTGGTGGGCCTGGTCTGTTTGTTTACGACGATATGGCTGCTGATGGTTCGAAGCTAGGTTCGATTGGTTTTGTAGGACCTTCACTTCAAAATCAAAATGAAGTAGGAGGAACCCGCAATAACAAGGATGCTCACCTTTTTATGAAGAAGCAGCCTACGCCTGACACTATGAACATGATGGATGCGTTGTACAACGCACAGCAGACTGGCATGAGGCAGATGAAACTCTATGGAGAGGGACAGCCGCCATCACATTTCCCTTCTCCGATGGGAATGGTTGGACAATCAATGGAAGCTGGCCTCACAACGCCTGGTGGTATTCCAGCTAGTTTCTCTAATCAAATGCCAAGTGCATTGACACCAATGCTTCAGGCTCAGGCTCAAGCAGACGGTAAGGGGATGAATACGAAACGAGGTGGCGGCAGAAATAAGTCGAAATCTGCGTAAGAAATTAAACCAAGGAAAAGACAATGGCATCAACCGCAACAAATAAACAACCACTTCTTATTGATCGTGTACTGCACGAAGTTGTGGATCTAGCTGGTGCAGCAGTTGCTGAGAACTCAGGTATCGCAATTGGTGGTACTAACACTGCTGCATTACTTATTGACGGAACTAACCTGGATGGTTGCTTGATTGAAGAAATTTATTCAATCACTCGTGGTGTGCAATATACAATTAATCTGTATCTCAGTAATGCATCTGATTTCTTGCGCCCACAGCAAGGTATTTTTATTGGAACATTCGACTCAAGTGGTTCAGCAGAAGGCACAAGGTCTGAATGGACTGAGATGCCTAAAATTATTGCACCAATGCCTCAGACAGGAACTGCTGCTCAGTTCAAAGCTCTTTATATTCCAAAGGGAAAAGTATTGTGGGCAGCTGTTGAACTACAAACTGGAAACCCCACAGCATTTGATGCTCCACTGATCGGAGTACAAGGCGGAATCTATTGATGCCTAGAAAGCAGAATGGCTTTGGTAATACACAGTCTTTTGCTTTCAAAGACTTTGGAAAGATCGATCGTGGAAAAAAGAAGGGCGCTGCTGGACAATATCCAAGTGACAGACGCTATGGATCGTCAGTCACCCGCTCAGTAATTGAGAAGTATGACCTAGACGCAGACTGGACAAAATGGCGAAAAGGATATGAATACTTCAATGCAGCTGCTTGGTACAAGATTGAAACATTAAATGAACTTACTAATTCATATGAGGCAGAGCAAATTAATTCAAAGCTATATCAAGGA